GGAACGGAATGTTCTCGTACGACGCGCGGAGGATGTTGGCGCGGAACTCGTCCATGCGCGCAGTCTACACGCGGCGCCCGGAGGGGGCTCGACGGGGCTTAGAGACCTCCGCGCCGGGACTCCGCGTCGTGGCCGCCCGTCTGCCCGTCGCGGTGGGCTTGCGTAGTCGGGTCGGGCCGGACGTTCAGGTTGGTGGCCGCGAGGCTTCGCGCGAAGGATGCGCCCATCGCGTCGATCGTGGCTTGCGAGAGCGCCACGGGCTGCGGAGCACCCGTGGCGCCTGCGGCGCCTGCGGGAACGCCAGCGCCACCCGCGGCGCCTGCGTCGATTCTGCGCTTAATCGCGGCCTCGACGGTGGTGGTCACCCCGCCCGCGCCACCGATGGCGGTCATGGCCGCCGCGGCGCCTTCGGGGGTGCGCAGTCCCGCGGACGTCCCGTGGAGGTAGTCGGACTCCGCCGCGTGCTCTGCGAGGCGCTGTTGCCTCGCGGTGTCGTGCTCGCGCACGATGTTGCGGACGCTCTCCTCACCGCCGACCATCGTGGGTTTCCCGAGCCAATCGAGGTCGTTGTTCCCGAGGCCGTGGCCCGCGAGGTAGCGCCCGCGGTCGACGTACGCACCTGCGCCGAGCGCCGCCGCGCCGCCGAGACCGGCGAGGCCCAGACCAACCCCTCCAAGGGCGATCCCGCCGAGACCCGCGCCCACACTGCCGCCGACGCCCGCGAGCGCGCCTTCCCCGAGCACTGCGCCGCCTCCGCTGCCAAGCACCGCGCCCCCGATCTGACCGGCGACTCCTGCGAGCGCCGGGACGGCCGCGGCCTTGACGGGGTGCGCCGCAGTCCAATCCGCGAACGCCGTGGACAGCCGGGTGAGCTGCGAGGTGTTGTCCGTCAGGGCGGCGAGGCGTCGCTCTTCATTGCGATTGAGCTCCGCGAGCGGACTGTTCTCGTACACGTCCGCCATCCCGGCCTGTTCGTCCGCCGAGAGCGTGGCGTTTTTGAGGTCGCGAATGACCTCAAAGCCGCGGTGACCCTCTGCGTCCGCGCCCATGCCTGCGGTGATGAGCTGACGCCAGTTCCGTTGCAGCGATTGCGGGTTCCCGTGGCCGCCGCCCGCGAAGATGTTCTCCGCCTGCGTGTCGGAGAGGCCCGCCGCTGACAGGCGCTCCGCGAGCCCCATCGCGTTGCCGCGGACGCCCTCGCGGAGTCGGAACCGGCCTCGTGCGGTCGGGTCCGCCTCAAACAGCCCATGCTCGCCCGACCCGAGCAGCTCCCGGATCGCGTCCGCGGTCGCTCCCGTGGCGCCGTGACCGGCGTTGCGCAGGTTCGTGCGCATCTTCTCGGCGACCACGTTGCCCTCCAGGGCCCCGCTGACGTTCGCGAGCCCCTGACCGGCGTTGCGGGGGTTGTAGCCACGCGAGCGCAGGACTTGGAGCTCCGCGAACGCCTCCGTGTACTCGTTCCGGGCTGCGGATTGGAGCTGGTCCTGCGTCGCACCCGGACCGAGGCGCGACATCGCCTGTTGCATCCTGCGCAGGATGGGCGTCATCGCCTGTCGGGTGACTGCGGCGGGCTCGATGGCGCCTTGCTGTGCCATCGCAACCGTGCGAGCGAGGAGGTCATCCACGACCGAGATTCGATTCTGGTGGAACATGCCCGCGAGGCGCGTGAACTCGCCGGGGTCCGCTCCGAGGTTCCTTCCCTGAACGGCCGTTCCGATGGTCTGCGAGATGCGCTCCTGCATGAGCCGCGAGCGGTCCCCGGCGGAGAGGCGCGAGAACTCCCCGCGGTTGCCGAGCACGGAGAACTCCGTCTGCGCCGCCGCGATGGCCCCTGCGATCTCATCCGTGGTCATGCCGTGGCGTTGCGCCGCCGCCGTGATCCGCCCCATCGCGATTTGGACATCCGCGCGGCCTGCGCCAATCTGCGTCATGGCGCCGATGAGGGTCTGGGCGGACCCGGCGCGGGTCCGCCGCGCATCCTGAATCTCCCCGTGCACGCCCTGTACGAAGCCCTGCATGGTGCCGAAGCTCGCTCGGAGGGCGCCTCCGAGGCCCATGCCTCCGCGCCCGCCACCACCACCCCCGCCGCCCCCTCCGCGGCCCTCGCGGGAGTGGATCTGTTCCCGCCGCCGCGCCTCTTCTGCGACCACGGCAGTCCAGGCGCGCTCCACCTGCGTCGCCGACATCTTGATGGAGTCGAGGTATTTGCGACGGCTGTCCGCCTCGCGCTTCGTGATGGACTCCCGGTCGTGGGCGCCCCGGGTCACGGCGTCCGTGAGCGCGCTCTCTGCGCGCTTCCATGCGTCGTACGCGGACATGATCGCGGCGCGGCGGGACGCGATGGCGGTACGCTCGCTCTGCACCACGCAGCGGAGCGAAGCCAACTGCGCAGTCGCGGCGCGCTGCGACTCTGTGCGCATCTCCGAGAACGCGGAGCGCATGAGCGCGGTGAGACCGCGCACCGCGCGCACGACGTCCGCGGACCCTTCGACCCCGACGGAGAAGTTTACGCGCGGCACGGGGGCACTCTACTCGACCTCGCGGGTGTCCGCGATCACCCGATGGGGTCGACGATCTCGTCCGAGGGCGAACCGTCCTGGACGTCCGCGGAGGCTGCATCGGCCGTCGGAGTCGTCGCCGGGGTGCTATCGAGCACCGCCGAGAGGCCCGAAGAAGGAGAGAGACCAACGCTCGCAGAGGAGGAACCCGAGGAGCTGCCCTTCGTCGCACTCAGAAGGCGGTGGGCCGAACGGAGCAGAAGTTGCCGCAGCGTGCCGGTATCGTAGAACGATACCAATGCAGCCGCGGGTTCGCCTTTTCCCAAGGCGGCACACAGTGCGTCGATCTGTGCGTCGAGCTGGTCGGGGTTCAGCTTCTTGAGCGGCGACCTCTCGTCGAGCCACTCCAGATACGCGGCCATGAGCGCGTCTTGCACGTCGTTGGAGAGCTTGCGGACCTCATCGGCCGACGCCGCGAACGGAAGCGCGGGCGCGTCCGGGTGTCGCATGGCGCGCAGGAGGGTCTGGACGCGCACCTCTTGATCGAAGAGGCCGAAGCTGCGCGCGAGCTCCAGCGTGAGCTTGCGCGTCCGCACGGTGGTCGAGGTAGCGTCCTCGACGGCGGCGCGGGACTCGTCATCGGTCAGGGCCCACAGCGCGACCGTCGCGCCCTCGAAGCCCGGGAAGGGGAGGACGCGTACGGGGCGGTGGTCGAGGTTGCCAATCAGCTTGGCGAGGGGTGAAGAGCCGGGAGGGGCCACCTTGTCGGCGACCTGTTCCGGGGTGCGGAATGGGGGTGCGGCGTTGAGCGGGGGCATCACCGCGGAGGGTACACGCCGCGAGGTCGTCAGACCACCATGCGCGAGAGCATCTTCCCGTGGAACTGGAACGTCTGCGCGTTTTCAGCATCGACGCCGGAGCCGGACGTCACACTGATGATGCGCCCTTCGAAGGTCGTGACCGCGTTCGCCTCCCGCACGGTGAACGCCAGCGTGCGATGCTTCATGCAGAACACCCCGGCGAAGTCGACCTCGAAGCCCGCGAGCGGGACCGCGTTGCGGACGTTCAGGGAGACCTCCTCGGCCCCGTCAGAGAAGCCCGAGAGACCCTTGAGCATGGTCTTCACCGGCTTGTCGTTCGAGTTGTAGGAGACCTCGATGGACTGTGCTTCCGCGAGCGCGGCGCCCTCGTGCACGAGCGTGTACGGCTTGGAGTATTCGGTCACGGTGGCCTCCCGCGCCGTGGATGTACGGCGCGCGGCGTGAGGATACCGCACCTCTCACGCCGTACGCACGGGTGGCCGTGGCAGAGGGCACAAAGGCGAACGGCGGAGAAACCGAAGTCCCTCCGCCGTTCGGCCCTCGCGGAACCGTGCCGTCAAACGGCGAAGGGCTCCAAAGCCGAAGCCGTGGAGCCCTTCTGTCTTCCCGCCACTACCCCTCTGCGTTAGAGCGGCTCGCCCTCGCGGGCGGGTTCAGGACTCAGGAGGTGACCTCCCTTAACCTGTAGTGACGAAAATGGTCGCGGGCACAGGATTCGCACCTGTGATCTGCGGGTTATGAGCCCACCGAGATGACTACTTCTCCAGCCCGCTACAGCTTCGGACTCCCGCAGTCGGCGGGGTGCAGCTCCGCACGAAACGTGTGCTGCACCCCGCCGCGTTGGGGAGGTCGCCGATGGCAAGGGGTACTATAGTGCCGGATTGCAGACTGTCAAAGAAATTTACGCGAAGCGCGTCAGATACTCCGACGACACGCGGGGGACATCCTGCCGGAGTGTGCGCGGGCCATGCACGGCCTCCTCGCAGTGCCCGCCGCAGGGCACGCACCGCCCCGGATGTACGCGCGCCTCCACGAGCTCCGCACGCACAGCGGCACAGAGCTCCGCGTCGATCGCATCGTAGATCGTGTCCATCGCGACGGATGTGACATCGCAGTCGCGCTCCCCGGGTCCGGCCCACACGCTTGAGACAGCGAACACCGGGGCGGTCTCGGGGGCACGGAGGATGAGCAGACCGCGGGCACCCGTCGAAATGCCGGAGAGGACCGTCCCGCGCGCCCTGTCGTCGATGTGTACGGCGTGCGCGTGTAGGTACTGGCGACCGTCCGGGAGCGTGGAACCCCACGCAGCGTGGACGCGCGAGCAGTACACGTACACGGTGCGTGCGTGACCGAACCGCTCCCGCAGGCACTCATAGACGCGCCGGAAGTTGGGGCTCGCGGTCTCGACCAGGGCTTCGCATTCCACGGTCGTCGGATAAGCGTGCATGGTTCCCATTCCGTTACATCGAGGGGAGGAGTACGACCAGCACCCCAAATGTCGCACCGTCCACGAGGCGCTCCGCGTCCCGGAGGACCACCCGGTAATCGCGGTTCGGGTCGGATGTCAACGCGAGCTGCACCATCGCGTCCACCAGAGAGGGCCGGAAGCCCGCCAGGAGGATGAACACGAGAGCGCACGGAATGAAGATGGAGGGATTCACGCGCGCAGCGTAGCGCGCTCAGAGGCGCGCGGAAAGCTGCCTGATGTTGGCCGCGAAGACGTGGAGTCCGGGTGCTGGAACCACCGGCACCTCTGCGTTGAGGCGCCACGCGGACCCCGACTGCGCCTCCACCTTGAGGAGCGAGAAGCGGTCGTCGACCTCGATGATGTGGCCGTTGGCCTCGCGGGTCTTGAGCTTCGCGAGGAGCCACGCTCGCACGAACGTCGGCGTGGTGGTGCGTTCCACCTTGGGAGGTGCCCCATCGGGCGAGTCGTGCGCGAGGCGCAGCCCCTTGAACTCCACCGCGAAGCTCGCCACGAGGTCCCGCGCCACGTCATCCGTGACGGTGACGTCGGAGGTGTCGAGGACGCCGTAGTTGCTCGCCCCGGCGTCATCCTTCCACCGCGAGGTGATGGAGCGGGCGACCTCGACGTAGCCCGCGCGGCCCGCGGAGGGGACCAGCGGGGTGAGCCCGTACTGGAGTGCGGTGTCGGGGTCATCCGCCGCCATGCGGTCGCCGTCGTACGGCTGCTGTGTGATGGTCACGAGGCGCAGGCCATCGAGGTTCGCGGCGACGTCGGCGGCCTCGCCGACGGTACGTCCACCCGCGGCCACGTCGCCGTTGAGACGCGCAGCTCCGACGGAAGCTGCGATCTGACACGGGAGCTGTTCGGCGCGCGGGTGGAGGATGGTCTGCATCCGCGCGTGGTTCAGGTAGGCGCTGACCGTACCGGCGCCGATGGACGCGGAGAGGGTCGTCACCTGCGCGCTCACGAGCTGCTGACGGATGCCCTTCGTGGGGGTCGCCTGCGCGGTGAGCCACGTACGGGCGCGGTCGAGCGTCGTGTTGGAGGTCGTGCCGTCGACCGCGGCGACCGCGATCAAGTGGTAGACGTCCTTCCCGACTGCCGCGAGCGTCGTGGCGTAGGCGGCGGCGTCAGAGCCGCTCCCGCTCGAGAGGTACTTCGCCGTGTACGTCCCGGCGTTCCCCATCGCGTAGAAGCCGAGGGTGAGCCCCGCGAGGGTTGCGGTGGTCGCGGGTGGGGAGGAGCTCGACGTCACCGCGGGGAGCTCCACCTTGCGCGAACCCGACTCCCAGGTGCCGCGCAGGGTGATGAGGTTGCCGCGCGTGCCGAACTGCTTGGCGGTCACGGTCACGGGCGACGCAGGCCCGGAGCCGTACTGCGCGGTGACCGGGAGCGAGGGCACGTTCAGGAGCGCGTTGGTGATTGCGGCGACCACGATGGCGGCGGAATCGCCGCTCACGACCTCCACGTCCACCGGCTGACCTGAGACCCAGAGGTGCAGCGTTCCCGCGGCGGTGGCCGTGCCGCTGACGTAGATCAGCCCCGAGGCGCGCGCCCCGGAGGTAGCCTCCGTCACGGGGCACGCGTAGAGCGGACAGTCCGGGTACTGCGCAAGGCTGTCCGCGCACATGAGGTGCAGTTCCGACCCGGCACCGAAGCGCTCACGCGCGTCCGACTCCGAGAGCACACGTACCGGCTGGATCAGCGCGACGCCCCCGGTCTGGTAGGTGCCTGCGCTGACGGTGAACGCGGGCGACGCGCCGCTTGCGTCCGTCACGTCGGCTGCGAGCATGTTCCCGAGGAGGAGGAGGCGCCGTTCGGCGTCTCCTGCGGACGTCCCGGGGCCGCCGAAGATGACGTCTGCGAGCATCCCGGGGAGCTTCCGCGCGCGCGAAACGCCCGCTACCGTAATCGAGCCTGCCATCACGAGCCTCCGTTGTCGGCCGCGGCCTTGCGCTTCGCCGTAGGTGCCGCGGGAGCGGCGGGGGGTGCGAACTCCGTGAGCGCCCCGGAATCGAGTGCGGCCCACACGTCGGGACCGTCGGGGACGTCCACAGGTTCCGTGAGCCGCACGCCGCCCGGTGCGTAGCCGATGAAGCGCTCCATGTGGAGCGTACCGTCGGCCGAACGCATCGGGACGCAGTGGCCCTCCACTGCGAGCACACGTCGGAATCCAGGGGGCACGGGGTTCATGCCGCGACCGTACATCCACGGAGAGCGTCCGTCACGCCTGCGGCGCACCGCACATTGGAGCCGCACACCGTGGCTATGTGCCGGTGAACGCGTACCGGCCCGCGAGGTACGCCAAGAGGTCGCCTTCCGCTCCTGCGTTGAACGCCTCGCGGTACACGAGCGCTTCGAGAATTGTGCTCTGTCCGAGGCCCCCGCGGTTGAGCGCGAAGGTGCTCCCTGCGGGGGTATCGAGGGTGACCGCCGCAGTTCCAGTTTCCCCGACGCCCTCGCGCGGGATGGCGCGCAAGCGAGCGGTGGCCCCGTCATAGGACGCCACGAGCGCCCACCCCGTCGCATCCGCCGGGGTGACGGTCGGGAGCGCCAACTGACTCCCGCCGAAGCGCAGTGTGAAGCGCGAAACACCTGCGCCGTCACGAGTGAGGCAGAGGTCGAACTGCGCACCGCTGTCCGCCCACAGCGTGCTCCCCCACGCGGCGATGCTGGAGAGCGCACCGATTGCCTGCGCGCTGGAAAGCACCACCACGAGGGTGCGGGGCTCTGCGCCGACGGGTACCCACACAATCGAGCCCGCGAGCTCCGTACCGACGGGGAGCACGACGCCCGGGAGCGCCCCGAGGGCCTCCGTCTCATAGACGGGCTGCGCCGTCGGGGTCGGCTGCGCGAGCGTCCAGCGCCCTGCGTGCCTGTCGCGCAGCTCCGGCACCCGGTTCCCGTCAGAGGGTGGCGTTCGCGGAGCGCCGCTGTCGTCGGCGCCGTTGGGGTAGGCGGCATCGAAGCGCGCGAGGAGCGCGCGCATTGGCGGCACGTAGAGGTCGCGTGGTGGAGGCGCGTCGGGGTGCGCGAGGAATCCGCCGAGGGGGTTGGTGGGGATGTCCGCCGCGAGCTCCGGCGGGTAGAGGTTGACGTCGCCGGAGAGCTCCAGCATTCCGGGCGGTACCGTCCACGTCGGGTCAGTGCCGCTTTCGCGGACGTCCGCCAGCACCCTCCGCGTCTGCCAGCGTGCGCGGAGGACGTACAGCTCGCCCGGGTTCCCGAGGTACGGCGCGACGTCGAGGTACCGCACAGACGATACGCGGTGGAGACCCGGAATGGGGAGGTTGTTGAGCGCCTCTTCCACGAGCGCCTGGAGGTCGTACACCCCGAGGGCCGCGGCATCCCCGGCGGCGGTCCCGTGCATGGTCACGCGCGTGCCGCGCGCATCCCGTGCGACGCACAGCACGCTCCACGTAGCGAGACCCACAGTCTCCACCTTCCCCGAGAGGGTGGCGACGCTGTAGGGGCGCGGCTCCACGTTCTCCCCGTCGAAGCCGAGGAGCAGCGCGGGGGTGCGGCCGTCAACCTCTTTCTGGATCGCGGCCCGCAGCGCGTCCGAAAGCCCGGAGCCGCGAATAGGGTCGCCGGTCCAGCGCCCGATGAGCCGCACCGCAGCGCCGTTGCGGGTCGTACGCGCAGCTCCCGGCGTCACCCCGGGGGTGCCCGCGGCGGCGCCGGGGTTGATCCGCGCGAGTGCCGCGAAGAGGGCGTCGTCGATGTCTGCGAGGGTCGCGGGCACGGGGCGACCTTACACCCGCCGGGTGCTTGAGGTAACACCCGGCGACGTGCTTGTAACCTCAACCATGAGCAACACCATCGCACGCCTCGATACGGGTGCCCCGCGCGAAACACTGCACACGACCGTCGCGCGCCTGATTCGACTCGCGGAGTACGGCGTCTCAGACGGGGTGAGGGCAGAAGCGCGAGCCGGTCTCGGCGTGGTGGTCGAGATGCACGGCGCGCTCACGCAACTGCCGGTGGAGCCCCGCGAGTGCTCTCGCGAGCTCACCTACACCTCCAACAACTCCAAGACGCTCGCGGAAGACGTCGCGACCTTCTACGGCCTCGCGACACGGAACCTCGCGACCTCCAAGCGGCTTCGCATCGAGGGGCCCGAGGCCCTCTGCGAAGCCGCGGTCCGCACATACGATCGCCACCTCGTGCGCCTCCGGGAAGCTCTGGCGCGCGCCGTGTCGATCTACTCCGCGGAGAACTTCGATGCGCCGGAGCTGCGGGTGCCGGTCCACGCGGAGGTCCGGGTCGCCAGCGCACGGAGAGCGCTTACCGGCCGTTGACCCCTGCGCCCTCAGACCCCAGAGAACTCCGCCTCTAGCAGCGCCTCAAGGTCCGCTTCCAACCCCGGCATCTCCGCGTCGAGTGCGCGCCCAAGAAAGTCATCCTGCGTCGCCTTTGCCACCGCGTCGGCGTAAGGCGCACCGGCTTCCACGCCCGCCTCCAGCGTCCCCTCCGAGAAGCTCCCGGTGACGTCCAGGGGCTCGATGGAGCCTTCCAACACCCCGCTCCTGTTGTGGAAGACGTGCGACGCACGCGCCCGCGCGGCCACTCGTTCCATCGCGTTGTCAAAGACGTCGCGGACCTTGGCGTCCAGCGCGTCCGTGCGCCGGTCGAGCTCCGAGAGGCCCGAGTCATCCACGCGCACAACGATGGGGGGCAGGAGCGGCATCAGAACCCGATGTGGTCGCGCCCGTCGTTGGCGCGGGCGTAGACCCCGCCTGCGGTGCCGTCGGTGTTGGTCTTCGGGTTGACGTCCACGCGCGGGTAGGACCGCTCTCCGTCGTTGGCCGTCACGGGCCGCATACGGTCCTCCCTCCACGCCTTGAGCAGCGCGAGGGCGTCTTCGTACCCCTGTCGGTAGGGGGTCTTCGCGCCACCCTGTCCATCGGACGGATGAAGGCGAGCGGCTTCGTAGATCGCCAACCGCGCGATGGCGACCTTGACGGCGGCGTCCACGGTGCCGGTCAGCGGCACGGTGACTGCGCCGCCGCCGTTCAGGGTCATGTACGCGGTGGACTCAGCGACCGCGATCATGTTGGCGGCGAACGTCGCGTCCACGGTCCCGGTGCCGTTGCGATCCCAGACCCGTGCGTAGTCCTCCTCGGACATCACAGAGGCGATGAAGGCGAGGTCGATGACCGACATGCGAGGAGCTTACCAGAGGGGCGCAGGCGGGTCGCGCTGGACGTCCGGCGGAAACGCTCACTTCGCGGCGCGTAACCTCCGCCATGAGCTCTCAGAGCAACAAGGTCCCCGACGCGATGCCACCGTCGCCCCGTCCGCCGCCTGCGGGGTTCGTGGAGGTCGCCAACGACCCGATTCCGTGGAAGCCCGGAACGGTCGGCGACCGACTCTCAGGCCGGTTCGCGGGCTTCGGCGAACTCCAGGGGCGCGACGGAGCATTCCCCGTCGTGCGGGTGCGCGATGACGTCGGCAACGTGTGGGCCATCGGCGGCCGGTGGGCGCACAACGCCTGTGAGCGCGCGGGGCTTCGCACCGGGGACGATGTGGTGATGGAGTACGGAGGGACAGCGCTGACCCTCGACAACGTACCGTACCGCCGGTTCCGCGTGTACGTCCGCGGAGGCGCGTGACGGAACGAGAGCCCACCGCACGTTGCGCGGTGGGCTCGTGGACGCTCAGGATGGAGGGAGGGGTAGAGGAGCCCGGGACATGCGCCCCGGGGTGTGGTCAGGCCGAGACGGTGTTCTGGAAGAGATACCCCGCGTACTGACCGGCCACCGGCTTCTCGATGTCCGAGTGGGTCACCTTGACCCACGTTCCGCCGCGGACGCCGATGCTCATGTCGAACCACGTCCGCGTCTCGAACGAGCCGCCGTTCGGGGCGTACCGGAAGGTGTACCCGAAGGCTTCGGTGCGCTGCATGGCGGGCTGCGGCTCGATGCGGAGCAGCGCAGCGCCCGTGCCCCAGAGGTAGGTCTGCGCGAATGCCGCCCCGGGGTTGCCGCTGCCGTACTTCGCCTTCCCCACGATCACCTTGTCCAGCTCGAACGCCTGCGCGAAGAGCTCCGGGGTGACGGTGAGGGGCGTGGCGCCGACCGACGTGGCCGCGCGCGAGATGATGTAGCGCTCGATCGCGGGGTGGCGCTTGAGCGAGGCCCAAGCGCTGTACCCGAGCACGAGCGCGTTCGGGGTGACCACGGGGGTGCGGATCGCGGTCTCGATCTGCTTCACGGGGTCCGACCCGGGGTTGTCCCACTGCTGACCCCCGGCGAGGTCGAGCACGTTGCTGCCGTAGTTCGCCGAGTCGTTGACGGTGGCCGCCACGCGGTACTCGCGGGCGATCATCAGGCGCTCCGTGAGGATCTCCGTGGCGTCCATCAGGGGGCGCAGGGGGGCGTCAGCCGACGCGTCGACGTCCACGGGCACGAAGTCCACCAGCCCGAAGTCGAGCACGGCGTACGAGTCCTGCGACACGTTCCAGCTCACCTGCGCGGGGCGGCCCATCTGCGAGGCGATGTTGACGCGCGAGAGGTCGAGGAAGGTCGACGGCGCGAACTTGAAGTACTTGTCGCTGCGGTTGGTGACCTTCACCACCGGCATCACCACGTCGGCGATGTACTTCCCCTCGTTCGGGCGGTACGCCACCGCGAGGTTGCTCAGGGCGGTGTCGATGTGGACGTCCTGGGGTCCGATCGACATGGCGTGGACGCCGCCGCCTCGGGCCGCGAGCGTCTCTGCCTGGAGGGAGGCGATGATGTCCGACATGTGTGCTCCGTGGTCTTTCGTATCGTGTGCGAGTCGTGCGAGTCGTGTGCGTGTCGCTCCGCCGCGGCGGAGCAGGTCGTTCAGGTGGTGACCTGCGGGGTGAGGCAGAGGCGAACCGCGATGTACTCGTCGGCCGCGCCAGCGGCGTCGAGCGCTTCCCCGAGGCACTGAAAGACGGTCGCGCCGCCCGCCACGATGGCCTTCGCCACCGCGCGCCCGGACGCGTCCGGGGCCACGAAGGCGCCCCGGGTGACGGCCGCGCCGGTCTTCACCCGGGCGATGCCGCCGAACTGGATCGAAGCCGAGAGGCCCGCCGAGACGTTGTGGAGGTTCACCCCGAGGAGGCCCGATGCGGGGGCCGCGCCCGAGAGGGTGCAGTCGTCATCCGCGCTTCCGATCGCGACGATGACGCCTTCGGTGAGGGCCACTGCCGTCTTGCGGGCCATCACCTGCGAGGGGTCGACGTAGATTCCGTTATCCATGACGTTCCGTTGTCTTTCCGCGGAGCGAACCCCGCTCGAATCGAAGTGCGCTTGCGGTCAGCGAGCCGGGATCTCCCTGTCCGCGCGCTCCAGCGCGGCGCGCAGGGTGAGCGACTTGTCCGCGTTCATCATCGAGACCGCCTTGTTGTAGACCGCCGAGGAGCGGTCCACGGGCGGTGCCGCGTCGGTGGCGACGGACGCGGGCGCGTGCGCAGGAGCCGCCGCGCCGTTCTGCGCGCTCATGGCCGCAGCGCCCTCGCGGTTGACGGCGGTGACGGCGGGTGCGGTGGGCGCTGCGGCGCGGGTCTGCGTACCGGCGGCGGGCGTGGTCTCGGTGGCCGAGAGCTCGAACTTCGCAGGGACGGGGAGCGTCGAGAAGAGCGCTGCGGCGCCGTCGGGGTCGCGCATCGAGAGCTTCACCGCGGCATCGCGGCCCGCCGCCGAGAGGCGACCGGAGGCCACGAGCGAGTCCACCGTCGTCTCCGCGTGGAGCTTGGTGAGCGCGGTGTGCTCCGCGCGGAGCTGCTTCTCGCCCTCGATGCGCGCCGACGTGGCGGCCTCGATGTCCGAGAGGGTGGCCGTGGGCGCGAGCCCGAGGAGCGCAGAGAGCTTCGTGAGGTCCATGTCGTCGATCTCCGAGGTCGAGGTGAGGGTCTGCATCGCGCCCGGGATGTGAACGTCCTCGGGGCCGATGGAAGCGGTGACGGCGGCGCTTGCGGCACCCGCCGAGAGGTTGGCGGCGAGGTCTTCGGCCGCCGCGGTGGCGGGTGCGAGCGCCGGGTGTCGGCGCAGCATCGACAGCACAGCCGTCACGACCTCCAGCGCGGTCGTCAGCACCGGGAGGTTCATCATGCCGCGGAGCGAGCAGATGATGTCCCGCACCGGCACGCCGTCCGAGACGCCCATGTCGCCGCGGACGTACGCGTCCAGACGCTCGATCTGCGCGAGGACGTCCGCGAACGAGGTGGAGCGGGCGAGCCCGAGGTGCCACCGCAGGATGTTCGCGAGCTCTTCGGCCTCCTCCGCGCCCTCGATCCACACGGAGTCCAGCGCGCGCAGCCCGGTCACGAGCGCGGCGGGCGACTGCCACGCGTCCGAGAGGGCGCGCGCCATGCGCTCACTGCGCGAGATGGTGACGACTCCCGCAGGGGGTGCGCCAGCGCCTTCGGCGGGTGCGGTTTCGGTGGGGTTCGCGACTTGCACGTCCGAGGATGTATCAGGGCGTGCATTTCCTGTCACGGTCGAGCCCGCCGTGGACATCCGCGTGGGCTCCTCCTCGACGAACGGCGGGGGCTCCGCGCCCCACAGGGCATAGTGCCCCGCGAGGTGCTTGTAGACCTTCGCGCGATCCTCGGCAGGGATGTCCACGCCGCCGCGGGCACCGTTGAGTGCGGCCATCGCGGCCTCGACGCCCCGGCGAACGGTCACCAGCGCGCCGCCGTCGATGTCGTGGTGCGGGAGCTTGAAGCTGTTCACGGTCTCCGCGTTGTCGGGGTCGACCCACGCGAACGCTCGCCCGACGTCCGCGTAGTTCACCGCACCGTCGGCGTCGGTCGCCCACGCGAGCACGCGCGCAACCGCAGCTCCGCCGTTCCAGGCTTCGGCCTTCCCGAGCGGAAGATCCTCGAAGGGAACCGCACGCAGTGCAGCGGGGCCCGGGGCGGAGCACACGCGCGTTGCGATCACCGTGGACGTCCAGCGCTCCGCCTCCGCGGGGTCGAGCACGAGCGCAGCCGCGAAGCGGTAGACGCGCGCCTCCTCGGGGGTGAGCCGCTCGCCCGTGATCGAACTCGCGGCGAGCTGCGTGGCTTCCGCCTTGACGCGCGCCAGAAACGCCGCACCCGGGCCCGTGAAGGGCTCCGCGGAGCGTGCGGTTGCGGTCGCCGTGGCGTGGGCGGGGGTGCGCGCGGTGACCGGGGACATGCCGTCGAGGAACGGGCGATTCGTGAGCCCGCCCGACACCAGCATCGGACCGACGGGCTGCGCCGTCACCGGGTCGATCGCGTTGAATGCGACCGCGGGCGAGAAGTAGCGATACCTCCCCGTGCGGATGTAATCGACGGCCGTGGGGTCGACCCACTGCACACGACCCCACAGCCCTGCGTCTCCGCGGTTGGCGAGCTCGACGATCCACCCGACGGCCGGGGCGCCGTTCTGGAGGGTCGAGTCGTTGAGCAGCTCCGTGGCGTGCTCGTAATCGACCGGGACGCGCCGGTTCACGGTCGAGAGGAAGTTCTCGATGATGCGGTCGAAGACGTCGGAATCGAACTCGAATCCGCCGCTGGAGTGCCCTGCGAACGCACCGACGCGCGCGACCTGAATCCAGCTCTCCGAAACGACCCCGGGCACCGTGCTCCCGGCTGCGGGCGCGGTCAGCTTGACCGCGAGGCCCCCTCCGAGTTCGGTCGGAGGGGCGTGCCGTGCGGTCCAGGGCGCGTCCTCACCGATCTGCGCGAAGTGCTGCGCGAGGTGCATCTTCGCAGCCTCGACGTCTTCGGCGGGGATGCCGCTGTCGCCGCCCATGAGCGCGCGGGCCGCGGCCCGCAGACCGGGCCGCGACACCACGAGCTTGCCGTTCACGATGTCGTGGTGCGGGAGCTTGAAGGCGTTGAGGTTCTTCCGAGACGCCGACTCCGGCTCCCACCACGTAAACGCGGAGGAGAGCAGCGCTTCGTCGAGGGTCTCATAGTCCCCGGTGCCGTTGCTCGATGCCCAGGCCCGCAGGCGCCCGAGGGCGTGCGCGGCGTTCCAGTCGGAGTGCTCCCCGACGGCGGAAGAACCCTCGGGCCCCGCGTCGAAGGGCACGACACGGCCGCGGAGCGCGACCGGCGCGCTTTCGGTTCCAGCGGGAGCCGTGGGGGCCGTGACCGCTGCGAGGGGGGCGGTGTCGTCGGCCACCAGCGCGGGCGCCGTAGAGGGCGCGAGGGCTTCGGGCGTCGCCGCCGAGAGCGCCACGGTCGGGAGCTGTTCCCCTGCGTGCCGGAGCGGGGCTGCGGACTCCAGTGCGGTCGACAGGTCCCGCGCCGTGGTGGACGCGGGATGGGCGGGCGTTGCGTTCATGCTGTCCTCTGCCGCACGATGCGGCTCCTGTAGCGCATAGGATGCGCGCGTGTTTCCTGCCCACACGGCGATGCGGTCGAAGAGAACCGAGGGTGAGGGCACCCGCTCGATACCGCTCGGAGCACCCGCCGCGCAGTAGCGCAGGGTGATGTGTGGGTTGAAGCCGTACTTGTCGGATGGTGCGCCGCCGAGGTCGCGGACCGCTGCGTGGACATCCGCGCGAAACGCATCGAGCACCGGGTTGGACACCGCGAGCACGATGGCGTCCTCGCTCAGAGTCCGCACGCCCGAAGGGTCCGTCGGGTCTGGGGTGGTGCCGACGTTCTCGAAACGCGTGAGGCCCGTGAGCGCCGCGGACATCCGCGGCGTGCGCTGTGCGAGGAGCGCCATCGCAGCGAACAGCGCCGGAACGAACTCGGGGGGCTGGTCTGCGATCTTTCCGCACATGACCAGCGTCAAGTGCAGCTCGCCCGCCGGTTCGCCGCCTGCCAGCGCGAGGAGGGCCGCGTCGCGCTCCGATGGAAGGAGGCACACGCAGACCCCGCGGTGCGACACAGCGGGTCGCGCAGCTTCCACCGCCGTCGCGGTCTCCGCGGTCGGGGCACGCTCCTCCAGAAATGCGGGGAGGTCGGGCACCAACGCGGGGATTGGAGCAGTGGCGAGGGTCGGCATCACGTCACACATCCGTGGACGGCACGCTATCATTCGCGACGGAGGGCGTCACCAGCGGGACGGACGCGCCGAGGAGCTCCTCCCCGGGCTGCGGGTCCGCAATTCCGAACTGGTCCCGGACCCACGAGGCGGGCACCTTGAGCCCGATCTTCACGAGGGACTCCAGGCGCTTCGCCAACCCGTCGAGGCTCTCCTGCGGCTCCACGGAGAAGGCCAGTCGAGGAACCGGCTCGGAGTCGCCGAAATTGAAGCGCACGAGGGGCGCGAGGAGGTAGCGCCGGACCGTCTCCGCGAGGGCGTTCGCATCGTACTTGGCGATCATGCGCCCTTGCTGTGCGTGCACCTCTCCGAGTGAACGCGCGCCCTTCGACCCGGCGTCCGTGGTGAGGGTCTCGCCGAGAACGGCCTTGCTGATTTCGCCGTTCCACGCCTCGAACAGCCATCCGTGGATGCTGTCTCCCGACGTCGGCGGCACGAGCTGCACCTTCGTGGTGTCGGGGTGCACGAGCGCCGTGCTAGACGTCCAGTTTTGGAGCGCCATCTCCAAGTCCGCGACGTCCTGCTTGGACGCGCGGGCCCCGCCGTTGACGCCCGTCTGGAACGTCCCGATGCGGGCGAGGCGCCCTCCCATCTCTGCGAGCCCCATCGCGTCGCGCGCGACCGACCGCTTGAACATGCAGTACCAAGAGACCGGACGTCCGAGGCCCTCCTGCACCTGAAAGCCTCCGCGGATGCGCGGGGCGTGCACGATGAACTTGCCCGAAGGCGCAGAGTTCACGCGCAGTCCAGGCCACACCCCGAAGGCCGGTCGCGGGCTCGCGTTGTTGGGGTCCGCGTACAGATGGAGGTGCGAGTCGGGCCCGTAGTGGAGCATCCGCGGATGAATGGGCAGAAGCGCCGTGGGCCACGCGTAGCCGTCTGCGCTCTCCCAGAGCACCTCCACCGCGGCGCGTCCGTGGTAGACGGCGCCCATCAGGTGCGCGAAGTGGTCGGAGAGGTTCGGGATGGCGCGGAGCACGTTGGTGCAGAAGCGCCGGACCTCCTTCGCAGAACCCGGTTCTGCGGCTTCGTACACCGCGGCGGGACGCACCTCCCAATCCGCCCCCGCAACCGTCCACTCGCGCTTCCCAAGCACCGCGTGGAGGTGCGGGTCCGTCGCGCGCAGCTCATCGAGAAGGTCCTGATACTGCGTCATCACCCCCATGTCCGCCGCCCGCTGGACGGCGGTCAGCACCGACGGCGTGAGGTTGGAGCCCCACCGCTGTTGCAGCCACCCTCCCCCTCCAACCCCGGCGAGGTAGGTGCGGCGGTCTGCGTCCGAGCCTGCCGTACGTCCTGCGAGGGCGGCCATCGTGGTCGGAACGACCCCGGCTGTGGTGGGCGAGGGGAGTCCGAGCGCCGACTCCAGCCCGGGGAGCGTGGGTTGCAGGGGGGTGGACATCGCGCGGAGCATACCGGAGGAGAGCGCCGGATGTCGCGCGCATTGCGCCAGATGTGCGGTGCGAGGGTGCGCTGTAGGTCAGGCGGACGGGGCGGGGTCTGGAGGAGGCCATCGAGGCGGGGCCTCCTCGGGAGGCTCTCCGTCCGCGGGAGCGAAGACGTCGCAGCCGAGCTCGCGGGTCAGGAAATCCGGCTCCTCCTCCGCGAACCGGAGCATCCACGTCGCCCACGCGACCGCCGCGTTGCACTGCGCTTCCGTGAATCTCCCGATGTGCGTCTCTTCCACCGGGAGCCGGAGGTGCATCGCGAGGGCGCGGTAGCAGCGCGCCCTCCGGCGTTTGTTCCCCGGCGCATTCTGCCGCCGCCAGAGGCGATCGAACACCGCGTGCACTGCGATGCGAGCTGCGCGGACGGCCGCCGTTGCCGGTACGCCGAGAGGGCGGCCGTCCGCGTGTGCGCCGTGCGTGCACTGACACGACGGCCACCGCGAACACCCGTAGAAGAGCCCGTAGGCGCCGCGGCGCAGGGTGAGGGTGCCGCCGCAGCCCTCCTCGGGGCACGCGAGGTCGGCCGCTTGCGGGAGGTCGGTGTCGTCGCTCACCGCGCGCTCCTGTACGCCGTGACGATGACGTAGGTGTCGGCGTCGCGCGGGTAGTCCCCGAAGTGCTTGCTGAGTGCCATCTCCGCGGCGTCGCGGGAGGCATAGGGCCCCGACGAGAGCGTGCCCTCGTAGTATTCCGCGCGGATCTCCAGCGCGTCCGTAGCTGCCTGAAACAGCGCGATGTGGTGCTCGATGCGCATGACGGGGGGTTACACGGCCCCGAGGTCGCCCACGGTAATCCCGAGGTCGTCGGGGTCACAGGTGACACCCGGGGCGCGCGCTTCTGTGGGCGTGGGCGTCGCCGGATGTGGGTTGGCGATGCAGCGCTCACACAGGATGCACCCCGCGCACGCGCGCAGCGGGCTCTCCGCGGTGCCCCTTGTGCGGCACTGCGCGCAGCGGTAGCGCCCTGCGCGGAAGCGTCCGAGGGTGATGTGTGCGCCGCGGAGCTCCGCCAGTACATCCGCGGCGACCACTGCGCCGCGCACCGCGGACTCGGACCGCAGCGATTCGGCGGCGGCGCGCGCTTGCCTGGACGTCCGCGGCTCGCGGCGCGGTACATCGCGACGGTGCGGAGAACGTCCGCTGCGCTGCGATCGGGCTACGTGCCCCAACGCGTCAGCGCCCCCGAGAGGGGCGGGCCTCACGTTCAGCCACCATGCGCGCGCGAATCTCAGCCGCGGCTTCGGGCGCCTCCAGCGCGGCCTCCATCGCGGCATCGCGGGTGACCGCCTTCGCACGCAGCGTGTTGAGGGCTGCGACCTGACACCGCTGCGCCTCCTGTACCGCGCCCGCCGCGGCGTGCACCGCTTCGTTCGCTTCGACCCACGCGTCCACCAACGCCTGCGATTCGGGGCTCACGGGGTGTGCCATAGCACGGAACACGTAACCTCCGCCATGAGCACCACCCCTCTCGCTGACCCCGACACGACCCTCGACGCAGAGCGTGTGCTGGTCGTCTGGACCGCCGCATGGGCCGGTCCCTGCAAGACCTTCGACTCCATCACGCTGACCGCCCTTCGCGCGCGGCACCCGCGCCTCCGCATTCACCTCGTGGACATCGACGAGAAGGTGGCGGCGGCGAAAGCGCTGGAGGTGCGCGGTGTCCCGTGGTCGATGCTGTACAGCGCCACTGCGCCCGCCTGCGCAGGAAAGCTCGATGTCGACGCGCTCACCCGCAACGCGAGCGACGGCTACCTCGGGGAGTTCATCGGCATTCGGACCACGGGCGCGATGGAGGCGTTCTTCGCTTCGCCCTCGGACCCTCCGACCCCCTGATGTAGTCTCCCCCCATGTCGACCATCCCCCCCGCAGATCCCGAGTCTTCCCCCTACAGCGGCGTGGTCGCCGCTGTGACCGCCGCGCTCCCGCACGCAGAGGTCATCGGCGTCGATGAACACCTCATCATGTGCGGCGACTGCGATCCCGTTCCGGTCGCGCGGGCGGATGCTCGCCTCTCGCTCGCGGTGCGTCTCCGTACGCAGGATCTCCCGCTCCTCCTCGCGTTCGCGAGGGGTGTCCGTGAACGCTGCGACGCCGCCGCCGACGCGGACACGGGGGAGAAGGGTGCGCGTGACGCGCTCGTGATTGAGTTTGAGGTTGCGCTGGAGCACTCCCCGGAGCTCCACGCCCTCCCGGCGTGCGACGCCGCGCACTTCTACGCCGCCCTCCGGTTCGGCGCGGTGTGCACGCTCGAATGGGAGGAAGAGCCGCTCGCGCGGCTGTCAGACCTCGTGCGCGGAACGGGCATCGCGGGAACGCCCGTTCCCGCGCCGCAGCTCGCGAACTGACCTCACCCCCACACGCCGCCGCCACCGCCGAAGCCTCCGGCGCCCCACACACCACCTCCGCCACGAGCTCCCGACGCCCGGGGTGTGCTCCGTGTGGGTAGCTCCGGCACCCTGTCCCCATGTGCTCAGGGACCCGCCACCGGCAATGCGTGCGCGGAGGTCGAGCCCCTCCGCGGGGTCGCCACGCTGCGCCTGGAACCGGGCGAAGAGGCTTGCCGCCATGCGGTCTGGCGTGTGTGCCGAAGGGTTGTAGAAGAGGAGGGCCGTGATCCACTCCGCGGTCTCGGGGTGGATGTCCGTGATCGCGTCCCCGCACGGGATGACCCATCGGTGGTTGGCGATCTCCGCCGCCAACCCTTCCGCCTGAAATTCCAGCGATGCCTTCCCGCGGCCGGTCGTGTAGGGGATCGCAGGCACGCCTTCGAGCTGCACCACGAACTGCCGCATCCACTCCTGCGCGGCGACGTTCTCAATGACCACGATGGCACCGCGCCACCTCCGATACGCGGCCCCGATGCGCTGGATAATCTCCTGCGCAGGCCAGCGCCCGGACTCCAGCCCCACCAGCTCGCGCGTCCCGTCGGGATGTACGGCGATGCAGAAGATCGCGGAGATGTCCGCCGCGGCGTGGATCTGCACCGCGAGGTCCACGCCCACATAGAAGCGGCACCGCTCCTTCTCAACCAGGGGCCAGTCGGGGCGCCAGCCGTCGAACGACGTCGCGAAGTTGGCGCCGAGTCCGAGGCCCCGGCGGAGGCAGATGTCGATGTCCGCGCGCTTGAAGCGGCTGTCATCCTCGGAGCGAGGTTGACACATCATCGTGCGCGCGAACTCCAGAGGCCCGACCTCCTTCCGCTTCTCCTCGATGCGCTCGACCGGCCACCGCTCCGGCCACGTCGGCTCTCCGGTGCGGGGGTCCATGACGGGGAAGCGAAAGCCCTTCCAGCCCTCCAGCTTCTCCAGAAAGTGCATCAGGTCTTCGGGGTGGTAGGCGTTCCCGATCACCACCACCCGCGCGCCCGCGGTGAGACGGCCGAAGAGCGTGTTGAGAATCCAGTCGCGGAGAGACGTGCGGCCGTGCTCCGTTTTGCTGTTTTCGAGGTCCACCACGTCGTCGAGGTACGCCTGATCCAGACGCGCTCCGAGCACGGTACCAGCGACACCGATCACCTGAATGGAGGGGTCGCGGGCGACCACCGGGCGCTGCACTGTGATCGCGTTGTCGCGCCACGGCGTACCCGGCTTGAGGTGCGGGAACACCTCGCGCACGGTCGGGTTCGACCGGATCATGGTCGCGATCTTCTTGAGCGTCTTCTCGGCCTGCTTGTGGGTCTTCCCCACGAGGCCGATACGAAGCGAAGGGTCCCGTCCGAGCGCGTGGATGATCCGTGCCTCCACCTGCGCGGACTTACCCGACTCGACGAAGCCCCAGATGACGACTCGATCGTTGGCGTCCATCGCGGCGTGCATCGCGCGGTGGAGGGGCGCCTGCCGGATGGGCTTCCCGGTCTTCTCGTCTTGGAGCAACCGCGCGGCGAAGACGTTGACGTCCTCCCGGGCGAGCTCGATGGTCGCCCGCCGCGCGGCGAGGAGCTTGTCCTTCAATTCTTCGTCGGGAAGCGACTCCAGAGCAGGGCGGCGCATTGTGCCTGGACTGTAGCGGAACGCGCGGGGTGTGTCAGGGGTACGCGCGGCGAACGTCGCACGCGGGCGGTGCGACACGCGCACCGCGACAGCTCTTGCAGTGCGCGTACCCGACCTTCATCAGCCGTGGTTCGCGGATCGTGAAGTGCGCGCCGCAGGC